TAGGGAACGTCTTTGTGTTGTCGATGCCGGTTAAATGAGGCCATACGTTTTACAACATCCTCCGAGATTGCTTCTCGATTCGCAAGTTGCGTTGCCCTTCTCCATCCTACCGGAGTTCCACAACCTCTAGGATTGCCGGATTCCTCCTTGTACTTCAAGGCCCGCCTTGCGTTATTCGATGCGCTCTTTGGATAATCGGTATAACTCATTCAATACTTTTTGTTAAAAATACGGATTTTTTACGTTATTTTACAATTACCCTTGATATATTCCCAAAACCATTATATAAAAGCTATGAACGATTTATTTGAAAGAGTAGAGGAGCAATTAAAGAATAACTGGCCGGTATCAAAAGAGGATATTGAGGAACTCCTCAATCTTGCGCATATCGCATCGAATATACTCGATCGGCTTGTTGATTCTGGTCAGGCTTTCCAATCTCTTCGTGATAAATAGTACTCTTGTTTTCTAAGTGCTGAATCCATCCCTCTTTATGAGATAGGCATATTATCCTCATTGCTTTCTTGGCTATCTCTTGTCCGGCCATTATGTCCGACATTCTTTTATACTTCCACTCCTTCATGTCGAACTTTATATCCTTAGTGTTGAATGCACTTACTCCAGTACCTGGAATATCCAACTCATAATCTCCATTGACATTCCCTAAACACCGGTACACCAAATGGCCTCGATAGTAGTCTAATCCGTAGCCTAACATCTTTCGGCCATGAAAGGTAATCCATGCACCGGGATATTTTTTCATTCCTTCTTTGATTCTCTCCACGTAATCAGGCGGATAAATCAAATCATCATCGCACGACAAATAAATTCCCTCACTATCCGGAAGCCAATAGAACTTTGAGTTATCGGTATAATCTTTACCGGTAAACACTTCCGCATCCTTGACATCCGGCTCGTAATCGTTGGCATATACCCGAACGGTATCAACTTGATGCTTTAGTGAGTCGATTACACTTTGTAGGGTTTTGCGCCTCGATTTAATCGTTGCTAGATTGGCCGTTATCATATAGCTCTATTTTAAATGCGATGTAAAAGGTTATAAAAGCGATTCCGATTCTCCAATCTGCCCAAAAACAAAGAAGCGCCGTTAATATGTAAGATATTGATCCTAGAGTCTGCATATTATATCTCCCTTAGTGTATTGCATACGGTAACCTTTATTTTTTAGCCTTTGAGTAATTGCCTCTATTTCTTTTTGATTAGATAGCTCGTTATTCTCAAAAATAATAATTCTAGGAGAAATCTGAACAGTATCAAGAAAATCATTTAGTATTACGCAATCGTGTCCTTCTGTGTCTATCTTTAACACTTGAATCTTTTTGATATTATACTTGTCTATTAATGACTTGATTCTTACGACTTTGACTTTATCGCATTTTATTATAGACAGTCCTTTCTTCTCCTCTTTTAATACTTTTAGCATTGTAGGATGAGGCTCACCTATCATATTGCAACCCTTTAACCAATTAGGAAGTTTGTGCTTATCAATATCCTCCGGATTCATATAAAACACAAGAACCTCTCCCTCAAAGTTTGAAATAGCTACGTTTTCTTTTCTGCACTCAGGAAGAGAATCAAAATAAGTTTTGACTGGCTCGATAAAGAGTCCATCTCTTTTACCGGCCATCGTTGCAAAGTTAGATGTTCCTATCTCGATTATCATTGATTTATTAAAGGTACTTTCTTTCTTAGTTCCGGATGCATCATTGATGGATGGTTGCCATGCTTGACTAAAGACTTTTTAGGTATAAACATAGGAACAAAATTAATAAAGAATTGAGTCGATTGATACATTCCGACTTGAGAACTAGCGCTCGGATCATCAAATCGAACTTGATCTACTGGAGGCATAGTAAACTTTATTATTTCAAGAGTTCTACGATTGCAATGATAACCGCAGTCTGTGAAAGCCACTTGGATGGAGGGAATGCCATGAAATTCTTTCTCTACCGGCTTACAAGCAATAAAGCATTGAGTCCTTCCATCATTGAGGAGATTGTACGCGAATGGCCGTTCTTGTTTGAATCTCGATAATACATCCCATTGCACCGAATGAAAGTCATCGGCTAGGAATGTAAAATACTCATCATCGGAGGCTTTGCACCTTTGGAGAGCATAGTGCCAATTAGCCCAAAATCCTTTACGGCCTTTGTGATTCAGTCTATGAAACTCACACATTCCTACAAAAGGCATCGCATCAAAATCCGAACCGTCATCAATAACAATCGGTTTCTCTGGACATTCCTCAATCAACCTCTTTAGCATCTCCGGCCGGTTGTATGAGAAGATGACTATCATTGGATATTTACTTCTGCATAGTCTATTCTGTCCTTATCCCACTCCATAGTGATTTCCTTGCCATCGGCTTCAATTAGTAAATCAATTACCGCTTGAGTTCCTATTGCATACTCAAATCGTACCATAGGATCATAACCAAATTTTTCTTTGTATTCTGTAATTAGTTTCATCTCATCTTCCGTAAACACGAGATACCTCCTTCATATATTTTATTGATTCATCATATAAATCTGGGAAATAGTCTTTGAATATCTCATTCCCTACAAAATAGTTTTCGCTTGCGTGAGCAAAAACCTCCATCTTAGCAAGATTATACTTACTGTTATAATATGACTTTTTATGCCCATATCCTTGCCTCCCTCTCGTGAGGCCTCCAATATGATCAGCGACTGCCAAATACATCTCTATTATTTCGCTCTTTGTATATTTGCTACCATATTTAACATCAAACTCTCCGCTATATCTTAAAGAACTCCAATCTCTGTCGAAATTTTTTATATCATAATTTTCCTTAAAGATACTGCGTGATTTTTTGTAGAACTCATCAAATTTATCATCGGTTTTCGTATAACTAATTATTTCGTTTTGAAAGTGCATAGCGTGGCCGTATTCGTGAGCTAAAATTCTCGCTTTGTTTCTATCTGTGTCGTATCTATCGGTATTGCTTGCTATTGAAACGGATTTTTTGTTCGGACTGTAAAAAGCATCTGACTCTTTTTTATCCTTTTTCAAGAATCGCTCTAATGCAGTTTTTTCTTTTAATAACCTCCAGGCCTCATCCGGTAACTCTCCCCCAAATTCGGCGAACTCTTTATTTGTAGGCTTAAATTCCGGCGCTTCCGCGAATCCTTGCTCCTCTATCTCATCGGCTAATTGATACGTCATTGTGCAACGGCAGTTGATAGTGTTACCAGGAGAGCCGGTTCTATCTCCAGGATGTTGAAGGTACTCTCCGCTTACATTAAACGCTTGGTCTAATGGGATGCCTTTGTCCTCATCCATTGAATAGTGATCGAATAAATCCTCCGGATTGAGGCCTCTTGTCCTATTGTCGCGAGTAGCTAACCAATACTTCATCATAGGAAAACCGGTTTCTTGCGCTCCCATTAAAGAGCCTGCGTTCGATGCTCGTATGATTTCCGTTCTACCTATCAACTCGGCACGCCGTTCCGATACCGAGTAACTGCTCATCAATTCGTTTTGGAACTCTCTTATGCTTAATCCCTCAATGATGGCTCTTTGTGCAATCTCTCTCACACTCCGCTCGGTTGTGCCAGTCATTAAGTCCGTTAAGTCGATGACATTATCATCGAACCATCTAGCCACCCACTCATCCCAATTTACTTCCGTTTTTTTGGCGCTCTTGGATAAATCGGAAAAGGTATCGCGAGCAAATTGAGTCATTACTCTTGAGTACACATTGAACATCGCATTCTCAATCGGCGCTCGGCTAACCGTATATTCGGCCGATAGACCGCTTTGCTTTACTTGGTCGAGGTATTCGTTAGCTTGAGTCTTTAACGCTCGGGAGAACTCGGTTTTGGCGTATTTATTGTACGATGCTCTTTTACGATCGATTGTTTTCCACGTGATTACTTTGAGCTTCTCTTTTCTGTATTGAGAGCTACAAATGGCAACGGCTTGTTCTTGCGGAGTTCCCTCATTGGTAACAAACCGGATGCACCGGCTCATAAAAGAACCCTCCGCCTCGTTAGGCTTTGGAGTTGGTATTGGCATATTCTTGTTTCAACTGCTTTATATCATCCTCTGTCATTTCAAATGTAGTATCGGGAATAAGATTGGCCGGTATATATCTCGCCTCATCTCCTATCGGTTGATAGCCCATTTCGATTCTTTTCTCGTCTAGTGTGAGCCACCACGCCTTTTCTAGCCAATCAACCTTCTCGCTTGTTTCTTGGCCTATGGCATCGATCGATTGAATGTCAAAATCGAGGTGATACTTTTTGTTTTTGAATCTCGGAACGATAGAACGGTTCATCTCGGCAAAATCCCTCACTAGGGAAGGAATGACATTATCCATGTACAACTGTTTGCGAGATTGCTCTTTGTTCGCGTTGGTTTTATTGTCCGGATCGTTTAGTAATTCGGACGGAAAGTTGAACACATTACATACATCTCTCTGCGACATCTTACCACTCTCCAATATCTCCAAATCAACCGGAGGGATGCCAAAGGCTTGAAAGCCTAGTTTCGCACTTGATACGAGCCAGGATTTGTAATTGTCCGGCCCTTGCATACTTCTCAAATAATGCTCTAGTTGTGAGCGTTGCTCCTCCGTTAATCTGTCAATATCCGGATCATCTGGAAATACCACTCCACTCGCTCCACCATTACGGAACGCCTTAGATAGTGCATTATCTCCATCATTACCCAATCGGATAGAATTACGCGCCGACTTGAGCGGACTCATACCGTATAAGTGAGAACCTACTCCATCGTAATCAGGATTCCAATACTTCCAGTGCATAACAGAATCCGCCTCTAATCTCTCGCCGGAATATCCGTACACATCTAGGATGTAGGCTTTGACTAGACTCTCATACGAAGCATCAGCAATCAGCTTGGTAAATTGCGAAGGCATTACCCACATCTCTCCTATACTTCCATCGCCCAACTCAACAAAATGCGTATATCCGTTTCCGGTAATCAACTGAAAGCCCTTCATGTTCTCATACCATTCGGGATAGCCTTGCAATGGGTTGGGATTATGTATGAGCTTGTATAAAGGATCTCGTTCGTCTAATACATCCTCAAAGGCTTGCTCTTTTAACTCTAGCGCGTAATCGATATTCTTTTGCGTTGCTCCGTTGCGCATTGCGTATTTCATGGAGCGATATTGATGCGCTTTTTTTACATCCTTGACCTCATGAACTACCGGAGGAACGGCGGAAGCGGAGCGAGTAATGCCATTGACTACGGCATAGACATCCGGATTATTGGAATAGGCATCCTCCACATATCCCTCCTGCGTATCGGCGAAGGAAATGGGCATTCCGGATTGATAACGAAACAACTGTCTATTTAGCCGGTTGTTTAAACGTTGTTTCTTGAAAGGGATTAAATCGCTGAAATTCATTTGCAAATGTTTTGATACAATTTAACAATTTTTTACGAGTTAATAAATAAAGAAACATAAGCCTTTCAAAACCTATGTAACAAACAGAAGATACAATGAACTATATTAAATCAAATTGCAGTTTTTTGCGCCGTAACTTATCGGTTAGTGCATACCTTATAGCATCGATACCATGATTAAAGTCATCAATCGGCTTGTTGGTTGCTTGGCCATGCCTATCCTTCGCCCAAATATACGAAGAAAATTCCTCAATTAGATTCTTGCTTGATGTGTGGACCACAATAGGATATTCATTCATTCGTTGGATGCCGTACATAATCGAGTCCTTTCCTTTTTGTGCCGGAGATACCCATATTCCCTCACGCTTTAACTCCTCGATACTTTTAGGCTCGGCGCTATCGGCTATTATTTGCTCCGTAATACCTATATCCTTTATCAAACGACTAATATCTTGGTTTGTGAGGCCTTTCCGGTATATATGCTCTTTGGTGTATAGTTTACCTCCAGAGAGTCGTATCTCAATTAAAGTTGTCGGATCATTTGTAAAACCAAAGTCCATTCCGAATGTCCTCCACTTGTACTCCTCCGGCCATTCGCTCGATGTTTGAAAGTGAGGAAAGACAAGTCCATCCAACCGGCCGACTTTACCCTCTCCATATACCATCCACCGATACTCGTTGGCCGTTCCTCTCTTAATGTTCTCGGGAGTTGGCTCGTAGCTTTTAATCTTATCGACTATCGAAGGAGATAGATGCCGGATGTTATCTTGAAACGTAGTGATTACCCACTCGACATCATCCCTTCCCTCTAGTTTATCGTGCGCCCAAAACCTAGCACTTGGGTTGAAATCGATAATCGTTTGCTTGGATGTTCGGAGGTTGATTTGCTCAAATATACCGTATTTAATCGCGTTCGCCTCGTTAAAGAATGCTCTATCTCTTTTCCCACTCCGAGCATCATACTCATCCTGGAATGACTTAAACTCGATTACCGAACCATTTACACATTTGAATAATCTATCGCTCTCGTTGAGATAGGGCCACCATGCTTTGATGTTATCATTGTCGGCCCATATATTTTTGGCATCCCGATAAGCGCCGGACTTTAGATTCGGTACATCCTCCGCGACAACCGTAATTACTTCGTTGTCATTATTTGCGCCGACTCCAAAAAGATACTGGAGTATGCCATAAGTCTTACCCGATGATGTTCCGCCTTGATGTACAACGATTGGTTTATCGCTCGTCAGACTGTTTAGAATCTTTCGGTTTACTTCCATCCACTATCTCCATTCTGATTGGCGGAAGTGATCCGCTATGTACTTGCTCCTGCTTATCTGTCCATTCTCTATTCTTTAGCCAAAATATCGAGCCACCTGATGCGCCGTTGTATAGATTGGCTTCGTGCATTGATTCGATTTTGAGTATAGCTTTTTTAATAGTGTGAGAAAATACTTCCCTTTCTTTGTAATCGTATAGACTCCTTCTATCTGTAAAGCCTAACTCTAGTGCGAGTCCGGTAACGGTTGGCCTCTCCGGATTGAGAGCAAAGTAAGCATCGATTGCCTCTTGTAACTCCTCAACGGTTTTATATTTTAGAGGCCTTCCTACTTTCATTTAAAAACGGCTTTAACTGCACCCTCTACAATCGAGAGTATCTCTTGCTTAGTTACCTTCTGTCCGGCATCGCTTGCCTCATCGGTTGCTTTGATAAGTTCTTCCGATAGGTACTCAACTAATACATTGAGTTTAGCTTTGATACCTGGCCCGGTTTTGAGTAGGCCTAGAGCAAACATTCCAACCAAGCCGATTACATAGATGGCAAATTGTACGATAGTTAATTCTGTAAATTCCATTTCGAGTAGTTGTCTTATCCCTGCGAGGTTAATCCCGAGAGATGTTGCGATTGTTGTTATAAGGAAATATACTAATTTTTGGAACGGATTGATATTCGAGAGTTTTTTCTTAATCCGGTAAGGGAGGGAGCGTTTAATCGGAGGGAGAGGAGTTTGCTTTACTGTGCGTAAATTGATGTCGAGATTGTGAAAGCATTTTGTATCAGAGCAAAGATTAAGATCGTGATAATGATCCTTGCAAAGTTTACATTTGGTCGCGCTCGATTTTACCTTTTTGGTATTCATTGTATGCCTTCACTAACATATACACCGCAACGGCCGTTGCCGATACGATGGATGGATTTACGATTATTGTTTCCGCTAGGCTTCCCTCGATGAGAGAAATCATCCAGGTTGTTATTGTGCCGAATATCCCGAAAATTGCCTTTGAGTCGATTATTTGCATAGTGAAGTTGTTTTATACAAATTTACAACTTTTTACAATCTATCGAAAGTCTATTCTATGATTTTAACAATCTCGTATAATTCTATATGTTCCCATTCTACCTTATCCCGATTGGAAATAAAGAGATGCTTGCCTCTGTGTTTCTTGTCGATGTGAAAGCCTCCGTAAGGAAAGAGTTCTCCTGGAGGATAGTAACATATCCGGTTGATGTTTGGGTTTGCATATAGGGCTAAAAGTAACCGGTTGAATGTATCGTAGTTTGTGAGTGATGGCCTCAAATCTATTGCTCCTGCGCCGTTGAAATAGTGTTGGCTTGTACCTTGCCCAAAACGAACGGAGTCGGTAATCTTGATGGGGAAGCCTACTAGAGAACGTACCTTGTTAAGCTCGTCAATCCAAGTTTTAATCTTTGGGATGATGTTTCTATCGCCTATCTGTGGATGATCGAGTTGCTCATCTTTGATAAACTCGGTTAGATTGAAATAACTCATTTCTCCTTCTCCATTAATAGCATTACGGCTCTCACCACTTGAAAACTTGCGTACTTTGCTTTACCGGATCTAAAATAATGCAATCGGCTCATAGTAACTCCGGTTTTTTGCATTACTCTTGTAAGGTTTTGATTTTGTAGCCAATCCCAAACTTCTTGTTCTTCTTTCATTGCTTGAGTCATTTTTCGCTCCAATAATCTGATTTTAATCTGTGAATCCGTTCATCTCTTTTGTCTATTGCGTAGAACATTGCAGTTATCGCTAGTATCATTCCAATTTGTAAGGCCATAGCGCTGAATGATTCGGTTTCTAAGGCTAGAACTATCAAGAAGGTTATACCTAGTATCGCTTTCATATTATCTCCGGTTTAAGGTTAAATTCGTGTCTTATGGTTTTGACTACTCTTTTGACGAAGCCTTTTTTAGTTTCGTGAGGTATCGAGTAGTATGAGAATTTGTTTGTGTTATTGTTAAACCAACACACGGCGCAGTATCTCATACCTTCGTGCATTGGTATATCTTTCAGCTTCATCCAAATCATTCTAACCTCCATCTTCTTTTGAGTTCTCGGCGCTTGCTTTCAAACTCGATATGAAGTTCTAACATTGCATCGTGATAAAAAATAGTGGATTGATCTTTACCCGATATGTTCTCCCAATGCTCTGCTTCTAAATCTCTCCAATCTTTACCCATTGAAACAATAGGCTCTCCTGCTAATCCTGCCGGATATACTGTCATATCTGATTCGTCTAGTACGTGCTGAATGCTTGTTAATAATATCATAGTAGTGTAATTAAGGGAGGCCGAAGCCTCCGGGTTGATGTTTAAACTGCGTAATTCTTTTTTGAAGGAAATACTACTACGCTTGACATATAAGCGCCATACATTCCCGATCCATTGGCTTTAGTGGTAGCCCAAGCAGGGAGTTGCGCCACATCTTGTTTTAGCCCTTTCTTGGTATATGTAGATTCTTTTTTAGCGCACCCCACGAATCTGCCAAACTTAGAAACGTACTCATCATCTATTAAGTGGCATACTCCGTATTGACCGAGAACCTCTTTTTTGCTTATTATTTCATCGGTTTCAATATCGCGTAAAACATCAAATTGAGCGAATCCATTGTTTTCAAGAATCTCAATTTTTGTTTGAGCCAAAGCAATGTGTAACGAGTTCATTCTTTGAGATA